AACTTCGAAGCTCAGCGCCGGGACACGATTGCCGAAATCCTCCAGTGCGAGATCCTCGAACACGACATAGGCGCAGCCACGAAAGGCCGGGCAGCGTGCGGCCAGTTCGGCGACCAGCAGCGGATCGGGCGGTTGATCGGCATGGCCACGATGAACGCGCAGCGATCCGCCGGTCTTGAGATCGCCTGCTGCGCCGCGCAGCAAATGTCCATCGGCCCAGATCCTGTCCACGCGTTCGATCGGTCGGCTGGAAAGCGCGACCGCCAGCGAGACCGAGTAGCTGTAGCTCGCGGTCTTCGGCCGACCCTTGCCGCCACCCGAAGTCTCGCGCCGCTCGGCAAGGTCGCTCGCCCAGATCACGCTGCCGGGCACGCGGACGCGGCCATACAATCCGGGAATGGGCTGGCCGTAACTGGAGGTGCTCACCGCCAGCTCTGTCAGGCGTGGCCCTTCGCGCCGCCCATTGCCGATAATCTCGCGGTCCAGACCGCGGCCGAGCGTCGCACCGATAGCGCCGCCAAGCGGTCCCCCGACCAGCGTTCCGATCGCTCCGAGTACTAACGTTGCCATAGGTTCTCCGAACGCGCCGCTAGGCGCCAGTGTGCGATCGGGCCAGTTTCCGGGTGGCGGGGTTCGACGACGACGCGGTTGCGGCCGGCATGCGCATGGACGACGCGATCCCCGGCGATTGCGACGATCAGATGGTATTGCGCGGGCCCCGGTTGCGTCAGCATCACGTCTCCCGCCAGCAGCGGCCCTTCGGCGGCCAGGAGGCCGTTGGCTTTTGCGAAGCCCAACCAGCGGTGGATCGTCGCATTGCGCAGGCGATAGCCGAAAGGGTATCTTACGCGCCTACCCGAGGCGGTGAGTGCAGCCCCGACCAGACCCACGCAATCGAGCCCGGTCTCGGGGTTGCGACCATGCAAGCGGAATGGTGTGCCGACCAGCGCCTCGGCTGCAGCGGCGAATGCCGCGGCCGGCGCGCTCATCGCGGCACCGGATAACGCGCCATCATGTCGTTGCCGGGCAAGAAGGGTTCGCCGCGGAAATTGAGCGCATTGCCGAAGCGGTCGGCGCAGGTGGCCAGCGTCCGGTCGCAGCCCTCGCGCAGGAGAACCCGCCGGCCAGGCTGCACTTCCGGCAGCAAGGGATCGGCCAGAGTGACCGTGTTCTCCTGCGCATCGACGATAGAATGGGCGATGCCGGTCAGTGGTCCATCGATCCAGCGCAGCCGGCCGAAGCGGTACGGGACAGCGTCCGTCAGATCGAGCTTCAGGCTGTGGGCCGCAGGGTCGATCTCGGTGACGAGCGCGCGTCGCTGGTGGAATTGTGGGTTCAGATCACAACCCGGCCCGCAGAATTGCGCGCGGCACGAGGGACCCGTCAGCGGGATACGATCCTGCGCTAAGCGAGCCTTGTCCGAGACGAGTTCGGCGCGAAACGATCCTTCCTCGCGGCTTATCGCGCCAAGGCTTCCCCTGTACAGCAATACGCTTTCGGAAGTTTGCCAATCGACGACCCCGCTCTCGATCAGGGCAGCATCGTAGCGGCCCCGAACGAGGTCGTCTGCGTGGATCGCATCATGGCTGAGCGCACCGGCAACGTCGCTCGGATCGTCTTCGAAGCCCGACGTGCGCCGGATCGCGGAGGGCAGCATTCCCGGCGCGGCGCGATGCATCACACCGTCGAACCATAGGTCGCGGTCGTGCGTTGCGAAGCCGAGCGTCACGCCGTCGCGACGATGGATGCGCCACCAGGTTGCCGCTGTGTCGAGCTGGTCGGCAAAGAAAGTCTTGCTCATGCCGGTTCGCGGATTTCGACCAAGGGCACGCTGGGCGCTTCGCCTGCAGCGAAGGCAAGTCCGGAAACGTCGAGCCGGTCCTCGGCGAACCGCACTGGTACGTCGAACAGAAACCCCGCGGTGATCTCCACGCCGGTCGCGGGCGCGGTTTCGAAAACGATCCAGCCGCCGGTTTCGAATTGCCAGTCTGCGATTTCGCTTCCGTCCAGCGCCACTTGCAGGCTGGACGGTACCGGGCGGGTGATCGGGCGTTTCTGGTCGCCATAGGTCTTCGCCAGACGAAAACGACTGGTAATGCCGTCCCCGGTTCCGAGGGGCTGGTCGAGCGGTGTCGGCTGGCCGGTCATGCGGTTGGAGCTGAAGTCGAAGGGATCGCGCAGGCGGAAACCACGTGCGGGGCCGTAGCGCGCGCGAAAGAAAGCCAGCAGCGTGCCCAATTCGCTCTCGGAGCGGATGCCGGGGCCGACGTCGTACCGCATCCGCGCATCCGACCACAACGCATTGCGATGCTCGTGCCCCGACGCGGTGACCGCGACAGAGGTAGAGAATTCCGGGCTGGCCGCGGCATCGCGCCCCAGTTCGAGCGGATAGGCGACATCGTCGAAGGCGATCATGGTTTGCTCTCCCGAAAGCAGGCGGGTGTATCCGTCGCGCGCGACCTGTGGCAGCGCCCAGACAAAGCGCTGCGTCACTCCGCGATCGCGCGCCGCGTCGAGCGCGCGATCAATAAGCGGCCAGTACTCTTCGCTGTTTTCGGGCAGCAGCACGAAGCCGGAAAAGTAGTCGGTCGCAGCGACCGGATAGCCCAGGTGATCGGCCACGAACCCGTCAGCCCGGCGGCGCGCGGCGTCGGCGCCACCGGTCAGCCAGTCATAGTCCTCCAGTTGCAAGCGGTCGAAAGCGGGATAGCGCCAGCCGACGGGCATGTTGGCGCGCCAGGCATCGGGCGTAGCGGGATCGAGCACGGTCGGAGTGAAGGTCAGCAGCAGGACCTCTGCATCACCCGAAGCCGCGTCGCGCACGGCTTCGGAAAGCGCGTCGGTCGAATCCGACAGGATGTGACCTGCCGCGTCGAGCAGCGCGCGCTGTCCCGCATCGAGCGGTGCGCGAAGCGTGGGGATCGCTACCGGATCGCCACCCAGCGCTTGGCGCGCACTCGCGTCATAGATGCAGGGCGCTCCGCTTTCCGGCACCGTCCACCACCACGGCTCGCCGATCTGGAACAGCACCCGCAACCCCGCATCGCGAGCGATGGCGACAAAGGCGCGCGCGACCTGCTGCAGATAGGCCATCGCCCCGGCATGAGCCGGTGACAGCAGAGTCGAAGGCGGAACCCAGCCGGTCAGCGCCCCCGAACCGTCCGGCGCGCGCTGTTTCCAGTCGTTCCAGCAATGCGCATCGAACAATTCGTAGGAAAGCGACCAGATCAGTTCGAAATCGAGTTCGCGTGCCCTGTCGGCGTAGGCACGGTGCCATGCCTCGCACGGGCCGTTGAGCACGCCACCGGCAAGGCTGATGTAATGAGCATCGCCCAGCGGCTCGAGCCGGAAGTAATGGCTCATGCCGACATAGTGGACGATGCGGCCGCGATAGCCGAGCCCTTCGATATTGCGCAGCAGCCGCGCGGGGGTTTGGTTGAAGCTGTCGTCGTAGGCGGTGGCGATCTGCTCGCCATGCGCCGGTAGCAGGACATCGCCTGTTTCCAGCGAGGCATGGGCGCCTTCGCAGCTTATGCCGCTCATTTCGGCCCAGCCGTCGACGCGTGTCGGCAATCGCTCGGTGCTGCCCTCGACATAGCCTTGGGGCACGAGGCTGATGAACATGCGATCGATATCGCTCGGGTGCACGGGCTCGCCAGGCAGGCCATATCCCGACTGGAGCGCCGAGAAAGGCAGTTCGATCAGGGCGTCGTTCGGCGTGCCGCTGGCATAATTCCACAGTCGGACATACCAGGCGCGCGCATTGCCCTCGGCGTCGCGGCCCTCGATCGTCAGCGTCGGGCCATGCGGCTGGTCGAGCACGATCACCCCGCCGCTGCGCCAGCGAAATTTGAGGACGCAATGCGCGTAATCACGCTGCGTCTCATAGGCGAGCAGGGGATGGTCCAGCCGGTCTTCGCTCTCCCAGATCAGTCCCGCGAGTTCGCCGTTGTGATAGAAGCTGCAGTCGACCCGCAGAGCATCCGCCGCGGTGCTCACGACGCTTGCCATCATCGGTCGCGGGAAATTGACCGTCCAGAAGCGCGGATCGAAACGCTGAATGTAGCAGCAATGCTGCCCGCGACGCTCGCGCGCTAGCCAGAATGCCATTTTCAACCCTCCTGTTCAGCGCGAGAGCGCGCGGCGCACCGCGCTGGCGACCTGTCGCGAAGACCGCTGCAGTGCGACCGGTGCAGAGCTACCCTTGGGAGCAGCCAGGTTGATCGAGACTCGTACTTCTCGACCCGCGGTCTGCGCGACGTTGCCGGGATCGACGCGCCCGGCGCTGGTCGGGACGAAGAGCTCGGGCCCGCGCTCGCCAACGAGGTACGGTCGGTCGGGCGCTACCAGGCCCCCGGTCGCGCGCCCGGGCAGGCCGAGCAACGATCCGACCGCGCCGCCCAGTATCGCAGCGAAGTCACCGCTTGCCGCGCCGCCGATCAGTCGGTCGAGGCCGAGCTGCAGAGCGCGTTCGGCGATCTGGTCGAGCGCGGTGCCCGCGATGCGTTTGAGATCCTCGAACCCCAAGCCGCCCTTGCGAACGGCGGCCAGCAGGCTGCGATCGAGGACTTTCCCCGCCTGGTCGAACCCGTCGACCAGCGTGCTGTCCAAGGTCCCACGCATTTGCTGCATGTCGGCGGCGAAGGCGCGCGTGTCTGCGCGCACCGAAACGATCATCTCGTCGATCTCGTCATCCATCGCGATCCCTTTCGATCAGTGCGGCGATTTCAGCTGGTGTGGGTGGAAGTTGTGTAGTTGCCGGCGGAGCAATGCTCGCGGCCAGTTCGGATGGCGTGGCGTTCCAGAAGACGCGCGGCGTCCAGCCGAGCCGCAGCGCGGCCAGTCCCGCCAATTGCAGCGCCCGCGCTGCGAAGCGCTCGCTCACTTCCCTCCCCGGAGGATTTCGCCCAACAGCGCACGCAGCGGCGCGGCCGAAGCGGCTAAGCCCTGTTCGATGACGGCCGCACCCACCTTTGCGCGTGAGTGTTTCCCGGGCTCGTCGAGGCAGTGCCAGAAGAGCGTGGCCAGCTCGCTGAGCCGTAGCTGGCCTTCGCCCGCGCGTTCGACCAGCGCGAACAACGGGCCGAGTTCCTCCTCTGCGCGCACGAGCGCATCGAAACTCGGACGCAGGAGCCGGGTTTGGCCCTCGATTGTCAGCAGGGCTTCGCCGCGCATGGTGTTGGCTGATTTTGCGCTGCCGACATCGCTCATGCGGGCACCACCGCGCCCGAACTTTCGAGCTGCAGCGCATAAGTTCGCTCGCCGTTAAAATCACCGGCATAGTCGAGCCGTTGGACCAGGAAGCGCCCGCGCATCTTCGCGCCGTCCTCGAAACTGAGCTCGTACTCGTCCAGCGTTCCGGCGAGCGCATGTGTGCGAACCGCGCTTTCGGCATCGGACCCAAGAAATATTCCCGAAGCGGAGACCGACACAGAGCGCGTCCCCGCGCCCGAAAGGAGTTCGCGCCAGCCGCCACTGCCCTTGTGCGTCACCACCACCGTATCGCCGTTGACGCTCATCTGGGTGGTGCGCAGCCCGGCGACCGTGTCGTAGGTCGCGGGCGATCCCCCATCGCCGATTTTGAGAAGGAAGGCGGCGCCTTTCTGTGCGGTCATGTCATGGATCCTTTCGATTCGCGGGAGGTCAGTCGGCGAGCAGGAGGAAGCGGTATTCGAGCAGCACTGCGCGGACCGTGCTTTGGCGGCGCTCGGCGCGGCTGCGCAGGAACTGCGTCACAACCACGCGGAACCCGTCCTGCTGCGGAGCAAGCGTGGCGATGCGTTGTTCGACGCGGTCGGCGATTGCCCGGATGTTGGCCGGATCGTCGCCGCGATCGACGATCTCGAGCGCGATGCGCACTTCGCGTCCCCGGCCCGTCTTGTGCGACCAGTCGGCGCTGGCGCTCGCGGCGATGGCGCAATGCGGCGGGCTGGCTGCGGGTGGAGCCTCTTCCTCGACTGCATTGAGCAAGCCCAACAGCACCGGGTCGGCCCGGAGCCAGGCGATCAGCGTGCGGCGTAGCGCGCTTTCCATCAGCGATCCTCCCGGGCGAAGTGCGGCCACAGCAGCGTGGCGCGGTGCCAGCGTTGCATGTCGGCATTCCGGCGGTGCAGGCGCAGTTCGGCCGCGGCCTGTGCGCGACGGGCGGCGCGGAGCACGAGTTGGTCCGCCAGACGTGCGAAACTCACAGCCGCAGCTCGCGATAGGGGCGCCACAGCGCCGCCACTGCAGCGGGCAGATGGTCGCCCTCGGGGCGGTCGCGTTCGCGATAGTGATGCGCGGCGAAGCGGATAATGCCGTGGCGTAAGGGTTCGGGCAGCGTCGCCCAGTCGTCGGCATCGATCGCGGTGAAGCGCAGGCACATCCGCCACGCGCTCTCGAGCAGGCGGAGCAGCAGCGCGTCTTCGCGCGCGGTGCTTATCGCCAGCCATTGCTTGAGCGCGTCGAGCGGCTGGCCGGACAGGTCTGTCGGCATGGAGATGGGTCCCGATTGGCAGGCAGGGTGCCCGCGCCGGAAAGGGGGACCGGCGCGGGCGGGCGGAAGCGGCTGTCCGCCTATTCCTCGATCTTGAGCAGCTTGATCGCATTGCCGTCGAGCACCTGCCCGCCGACGCGCTTGGTGGCGTAGAAATGCACGAAGGGCTTGTTGGTGAAGGGGTCACGCAGCACCTGCGTCGCGCTGCGTTCGGCGATCACATAGCCATGGCGGAAATTGCCGAAGGCGATCGGGATCGCGCCCGCGGTGATATCGGGCATGTCCTCCGCCTCGACCACCGGATAGCCGAGCAGCCGGTCGGGCTGCCCCTCGACCAGTCCCGGCTGCCACAGGAAGGCCCCATCCTCGCTCCGCAGCTTGCGCACCTCCGCGAGCGTTGCCGAGTTCATCACGAAGCTCGCGCCCTGCCGGTGACTCGCCTTCAGCGCGTGGACGAGGTCGATCAGACGGTTCTCGGGCGCATCACCGAGCCCGCTTGCCGCGCCCGTCCCGAGATATTGGAGCGTGCCGAAAGCGCGCAGGTCGTCAGGCATGGTCGCGGTCGGGGCGGTGAGGAAGCCAGCGGGCTGGTCGTTGCCCGAACCCGCCACGAAAGCGGCTCCCTCGGCGCGCGCGAACTCCATCGCAATCTCGCTCGCGAGCCAGCTCTCGAGGTCGAAGCCAGCATCGTCGAGCATCGCCTGGCTCGCTGCCGGATTGGCGTAGAGCTCGCCCGTCGGAGGCGCGATCTCGGCAAACTCGGGCGTGTCGGTCTCGGGCCGCGCCGCGGTTTCGCTGACCCAGCCGCTGGCGGTGCCGCCGGTGGTAATGAGCTTGCGGTACCCCGCGCTGCCCGTTTGCACGACCTGCGCGATGGCGCGGATCGGGCTGATCGCGGTGAGTTCGCGCGCGATAGCGGCGTCGATCTGCTGCGGCACGGCATAACCGCCATCGGCGGGCACGCCGGCGGTTAGCGACTTGACTTCGGTTGTCGCGCCGCGGCGCAGATAGCCGTCGACGAAGCCCTTCACTTCGGGCGCGGGATCCGCAGCGCCCGAAAGCGCAGGGCGGCTCGCGACACGGCCGATCTTCTCGACGCGGGCCTTCACCTCATCGACATCGCCGCGCAGCAGCGCGACATCGGCCTCGAGCGAGTCCTGGCGCGCGACGATATCGAAGCTCGTTTCGGCGTGATCGGTGGGGGTGGTCGTTTCCATAGCAGGGTCCTCTTTCTTCAGGGCACAAAAAAGCCGCCCGAAGGCGGCGAGGGGCATCGTTCGGGGCGGCGGGGCGGCGGGGCGGGTCAGGCGGTGAAGTGGATCCGTGCCTGCGGCTGCAGCGGGTGGGTGACCACGCTGACCTCGAACAGGTCGATCTCTTCGAGCATGCGGCCTGACGCTGTCCGCTGAAAGCGGCGGGCGCGGTAGCCGAAGCTGAGCCCGCTCACTGCGCGCGTTCGCAGCAGCTTGGCGGCGCGGCCCTGTGGCTGGTCGATCTGCGCGACGATCCGCAGCCCGCGCGTGTCCTCGCCTATGCGGTCGACCCAGCCGATGCGCCGGTCGGGGCTGTGCTGCCAATAGAGCGGTATGGGCTCCCGTCGCTCGGCCAGCGTGCGGGCGAAAGCGCCGCGGCGGATCGTGTCGCGCGCGGCGTCGGCGTGATCGAACAGCGCGGCATAACCCGCGATTCGCAGGCTCACGAGAGCATGTCCCCGACGCCGAGCCGCACTGCAATACCCACCAGCAAGAGCGCGAGCACGCCGCGCACCAGCCATTCGACCGCCGCCTTCCACGCGCTCGCCTTGGCATCGCGCCAGGCCGAGAGCAGCTCGCGCAATTCGTCGATATCGTCGGGTGCGGAGGGATCGGACAGGCCGATCCGCTCGAGCACGCGCGCCGCGCCCAGTTCGCTCGCCTCTTCCACGATGGCGCGCAGCGTGATCAGATCGCCGCCCTGTGCATCGGCCTGTGCGATCAGCCGCGCAAGCATCTCCTCGCGGGTCATCGCGTTTCCTCCTGTCCTGCCAGCCCGAGCAGCGCGCGCTTCTCCGCGTTGCTCAGGAAGTCGGCGTTGCTGACCTGCGCCCACAACCGCTCGCGGTCCTCGGCGAGCGCGGGGACGCGGTCGAGATCGACGCTGGCGCCCTCGGCGAACCAGTCGCTCAGCCCTGCCTGCAGTCCGCCAAGGATCTTGCCCGCCAGAGGCAGCAGCGTCAGCCGCCACAACGCGCGATTGGCCTCGCGGTAATTGGCATAAGTGTTGTCGCCCGGCAGACCGAGCAGCATCGGCGGCACGCCGAAGGCCAGCGCAATGTCGCGCGCGGCAGCCGCTTTCAGCGTGGCGAAATCCATGTCGGCGGGGCTGAGGCTCATCGCCTTCCAGTCGAGCCCGCCCTCGAGCAGCATCGGCCGCCCGGCATTGGCATGGCCCTGGAAGGCGTTCTGCAATTCGGCCTTCAGCCGGTCGAACTGCTCGGCGCTCAGCGCGCCGCCATCCTCGCCATCATAGACCAGTGCGCCGCTCGGCCGTGCGGCATTGGCGAGCAGCGCGCGGTTCCACGCGCTCGCGGCATTATGGACCGCCACTGCCGGTGCAGCCGCGGCGAGGCAGCCTGCGCCATAGTGATCGTCGGTCGGGTGGAAACCCTTAAGGTGGACGAGGTTGGGCCAGCCATCCCCGTCTTCCAGCGCGATATCCAGCGTGCGATCGGCGAGCACGTAACGATAGCGCGCCGGCCAGCCATCTTCGCCCGCGATCACCTGCACGCGCTCGGGCCGCAGCGGGAACAGCTCGACCGGCGTGCCGGTACCGTCTTTCACGATCTGGACGAAGGCATTGCCATGCAGCGCAAGCTGGGCGGCGAGTACCTCGAGCAGCGGCTGCGCCCCGCAGGAACAGGCCAGCAGCTTGGCCAGCCGTTCGTTGGCGCAGGCGAGCGGCGCGCCGCCGACCCCCTCGGCCACGATCCGCACGCTGCGCTGCGCCACCGGGTTGGCGAGATAGGCCTCGGCCACCTCGCGTGCATAGTCGAATGGCGCACGCTGCAGCGGACCGCCGTCGAAACCGCTCGCCCAAGGGCTGATGAAGCCGCGCGCAACAGGCACACGCGAGCCGCCCCCGCCCTTGAAGGCAGAGACGAGACTGGTGAAGAATGACATGGATTTCTCCGGCTGATGGGTCGCTAATTGGCAGCCGCCCCCAATCGGAACCGGGGCGACAGAAAGTGAACTCGGCTAGAAATTCGTCGGCCAGGCCTGACCGGGGGCCCCGCTCGATCTGGTCGCTAAACCTGCCGCACGCGCGGGTTTGCGGGCAGGCCCAGCATCAGTTCGCTGAGCGCCCACACCAGCGCATCGGCGCGATCGGGCGATCTGCCGGGACCCTCGTATCCGCCACCAGCCATCAGCCCACAGAGTTGGTCCTCCAGATGCGCGAACAGGCCGGCGTGTCGTACGCGGCCCGCTTCGTAGAGCGCGGCGACGGGTTCGGCGCGCGCCGCCTTGCCTCTGGAGGCGTGGACCAGCTTGAGCGGCAGCGCGATGTCGGCGGCGCGCAGCACACTGGCAACCATCTGGCCGCCCTGGTTGGCCTCGGCGACCACGCGGTCGGCATTCCAGCCGCGTGCGGCTTCGGCTACCGCGCGCGCCCAGCGTTCTGGCCTGGCTTTCGCGACCGAGCAATCGGCCAGCACCTGCGCGATTCCGCTTGCGCCCAGCGCGCAGACTACGATGCCGCATTCGTCGCCGCGGTCGCTGGCGGGCGGATCGACCCCGACCACCACACGGCAAAGCGTATCGCTTGGGCCTTCGTGCCGGCAGCTTTCGAGCAGCGACCGCGTCCACAGCGCGCCCTCGATCTCCTCGAGCAGCATGCCGTCGAGCTCCTGCCGCCCAAGTGCGGTATGGCCATAGCGCTCCCGGATCGTACTGACGAAGCGCGGTGGCAGGTTGGCGGCGTTCTCATAGGTCGTCCCGCGGCTGATATGCGCCAGCCCGCGGGTTTCCTCGCCCACCAGCCGCCGGACCAGCGCAGTGGCGCGCGGCGTGGTGGTGGCGACCACCTTGGGGTGCAGCCCCAACCGCAATCCCATCGCCAGATTGTCCCACGCCGCCTCGGCCTTGCCCGATACCCCCGGCCATTTGCCGATCTCGTCGCACCACGCATGGCTGTGTTGCGGGCCGCGCAAGCTTTCGGGCTCGGCGGCCGAATAGAGAAAGGCCATCGCGCCATTGGGCCAGGTCAGCCGCTTGAGCGACGGCTCGTAGAACGGCCGGTAGTTCGGCGGACAGATTGCCAGCACCCCGCTTTCGCCTTCGACCATTACGCTGCGCGCTTCGCCAAGCGAGGCGGCAACCAGCGCGATCCGTGCATCGGGATCGAGGATGGCGCATTCGCGCACCCATTCGGCCCCGGTGCGGGTCTTGCCGAAGCCGCGTCCTGCGCAGATCACCCAGCAATTCCAAGCGCCGCGCGGCGGGGACTGTGCCTCGCGCCGCCAGAGCGGCCAGTCATGCCGGATCAGCGCGCGTTCGCGCTCTTCCAACTGCCCGATCAGCCCGGTCTTGGTGCGGTCGTCCTGTTCGCGCAGCCAATCGAGGAAACCTTCACCCAGCATCGGTGGGGGCGACCGGATCGGTCACATCCTCCGCCAGCGCCTCCTGCAGCGCCATTTCGTTCTGGCGCATGGCTTCGAGCTTTGCATTGAGCGAGGCGAGCACGCTGGCCTCGTCCGAATTCTCGAGCCGGGTCCGTTCGCGCGCCACCGTCTCGCGATGGAGCGTCAGCAGCCGCAGCGCATTGGCGATGTCGAACTTGGGCCCGTCGGCGGGCACGCCCTCGCGCAGGCGGCGCAGCGTTTCGAGTTCGAGATGCTCATATCCTTCGAGCAGCGCGGCATACCATTTGCGCGCGAAGGCAGCATCCTCGCGGCGCACCTTATAGGCGCGGGAAGGGTTCACCCCGGCAAAATGTGCGGCAGCGGTCACGTTGGACGTCTCGGCCAGATGGTCGAGAAAGAAAGCGCGCCAGTGCCGGTCGAGTTTGTTCTTTTCGCCGCGCCGGTAGACGTCGGCAATCTTCGTCCGCTTGGTGCGGGCCTTGGCCACCTTCGGCATGATGGTTCTCCGATTGG